ACCTTGTTCCGAACCATCGTTAGAACCACCCGCGCCTACAGACCCGCGCACCCAAGTTCCAAATTGATTTTTGGTCAGTTCTAGGAGTTCTGCTTGTGGCATAGTTGGGTACTGACTTCCTAAGTGCTGGTATATACTACGGAACGTTACTTTAGCTTGTACATTGCTCGGTAGATCCTCTACGTTAGGGTGCTGTCCTTTCCCAAATAAATCTTTGACCCATTCCCACGTCGCCGAAACACTGCCTCCCTCCGGATTAGTAACGGCACCTGTCAAGCCTTCCCAATTTTCCTCAAACACAGAATCAACAAGTTTACTCTCGGCACCAGTAATAGTTTTTAGCTTCAGTTCATCGCGACGAGCCGCTTGTTCCCTCGCCACCCTTTCCCTCTCTCTTAGAGCTACCATCCCTTCTCTATACGCTCGTAACGAGTCGCGGTCTAACGCATCGCCGTACATCTTAGCTCTGGGACTACCCCACTGATTGTGGAGACGAACACGCTCCTCTAGTGCTTCCCTTCCGTAAGGATCTTTCCCCGCAGCCTCATACTTCTTTGTGATCTTATTATCCCCTATGCCTGTAGCAAGTAAACTCATAGCGTTCCTTACGCGAGCCTCGGCGCGAGCATCTTTTTCTGCTTGAAGCTGATTTAATGCAGCTATGTTTACTGACGCTACACTGGTATCAAATCTACTCATAATAACCCCCGACTACGAAAACGCCGTGTTGCCGATCTGAGCGCCCATAACTGCGTCAATACCCGGAAGGAAGTGTCCAGCAGCCGCTCCAGCAAGTGAACCCAAGATGCCCCCTAAACCACCCCCGCGTGAATGTTCCATCATGTACGCTGGTTTCCTCATATTAAACTGTCCCATGATCTTAGCAAAATCAAGGTCAGTCATAGTCCCACCCCAATCCAGAGCAGCGGGTAGCAGAGAACCGTATAAATCTCTGTACGGTAGTCCCTGAGCCTCTGCTAGGCCAGCTAACTGCCCAAGCGAGGTGGATCTAAGTCCCAGAGCATTCGCTAAAGCAGATCCCCTACCTTCTAGCTCCCGCTGGTAGGCTTCGTCTGCGGCAGTGTAAGCTCCTTGACGTAGTTGAGATCTAGCTAAGTCTGCTCTCCCTTGAGCGTCGGCCATAAGCTGTGCAGACCCAGAACTAATACCACCCCCGCCTAAGATCCGACTCAACTGACTGTCAACATCACCGACTATACCCCTTTCGGCTGAAGGGAGGTTAGCTGTAAACATGTCCATAAGCTCTGCACGACCGTATAAAGGATCTTCCATCGCCCCGAGCATTTCACGTTCGTATTCCCCAACTCGACCGCTCTGTTCTTCAAACAAGTTTTGGAAAGCTTCAATCTGCGCTTGCTGCTCTGGGGAACCCTCTATTATAATTGCCCCCGTTTCAGGATCTCTCCGAATCGACTCCCCCATTGCCCCGAAAAACTCGGGAAACCGCTCCTGTAACGCAGCAAGTTCGGCTGCGCTAGCCTCTGCCAGTTCTATAGACTCCTCCCTTGCTCTATTACTACCACCACCGAATAGACCACCAAGGAAAAATTCAGGTACACCCGTTGCAGGGTTTATAGAGTTCTTTTTATTCCCTACTATGTACTGTTCAGGATCAAGCCCCATAGCCTCCATCTTGCTATTAATCTTTTTAGACAATTTACTATCTAAAATACCGTTAGGTATTACGCGCTCACCAGTTGCTACGTGCGCTATAGTATCGTCTTCCTCACGCCCTAAATCTGAGAACACGCCTAGATCGAATGCCATCCTATATCTCCGCTATTTCCACCAATGCTTTCTAAGCACGGTAATGTTTTTAATACACCCTGTAGGGATAATTGTATCGAAGCCTAGTATGGCTTCGTTATCCATAAAACCGATTGTTGAAATCATCTTAACGCACTCCTCGTCTTCAACCAGTATCCAACCAGGAGTTTTTATAGAAGCTACCTTTAGGTCTTCTACTGAGTCAAACCACCCGTTATGCGTAGTCGTTATATCCTGCCACGTTACAAGTACTAAAGGTATTTTCTTTAAGTCTTTAAATGTCCAGACTTTATCCTTATCAACCACAACACGTTAGTCGTAAAATTCAGTAGCGTTTTTATTATTTATACGTGGTAGTTGATTATTATTTAACCGGCTTATCTGGGCTGTAGTAGATTGTTCAAAGAGTTTTTGTGCGTTCTCGTTAGCTTTAACCATCTCGTTCCTAAAGCTTTCTACTGCCGCGCCTGTTTGCGCGGACTTCTGAGCATTCTCTATCATAAGTGTTGGCAGCATAGTCATAGAACAAGCCCAAGAGTCTATATACTCTCCTGTTTGTGGGTCAGAACCGCGTACATTAATAAACCAAGCACAGTCGAACTTTTTGCAAGGTTCAAAATTATTTAAAGGACAATTATCTTTAACTTCTAATTTCATCCTAGTACGCAGACTTAGCGCAAACAATCACGTTTAAGTACTGAACGTCTAAATCTATAGCTGTTCCGCTAAAAGTAGCTGTGTGATTATGCTCTGTTGCTGCACCTATTGTGTGGGTGTGACCATCCCCGCTACCTGTCGTACTGCTTCTCCCCGCGTTAGCGGCACTAGACGTATCACCAAGATCGTACTCAGTATCGCCCCCTGCGGTGGACTCTGAAGCGACATACTTACTACTAGAGACAGTATCGTTAGAAACAGTAGACTCATTTACCACAAAGTGATAGTGAGCAGGCATCTGAGCCTCAGTTATCGAGGTAGATCCTGTTGCTGACGGTATTGTTACCGTAGTATTTGCTACAGAGATAGTTCCAGCGGGTGTTTGGCTAGCAAACGCTGTCTCAAAAGCTACGGAACCTCCTGTACCCCCACCATCTCCGCTAGTAACTCTTAAAGCTTTGTCATTATCGGATGTGCTCTTAACCCACCCTGTAGGAGCAGCAGCTTGATAAAATAGCATATCAGTGCCTTCAGGAATGGCTGTTGCCGCAGCAGTAGTAATCGCCGTCTGTATCGCAGCGGTTTCGGCATCCATGTCAGAACCTAAAATAATCTTCTCTGGATCGCCGGTAGCTAAATTATCTTTAGCAGAGAAATCATTAACTGGTGTGTAAATTGGCATAGTTATCTACCTTCACGTCCTATTTTAGCGTATATTGCCATTTGCTCTAGTGATACAGGGCTACCGCTAGAATTAAAATCAATACCAAATAAGAAAGATCGTCCCGCTCCACTAGTATTTTGAGCGAGATCAAAGTATGTAGTCGTACCACCTCCCCACTCCGTTGGGATTAGTAATCTATTTACATCATTAGCGTCGTCATCTCTTCCCGCTGCCCACTCAACGCTACCCCACTCAGCTAGTGGCCCAGACACGTTAGATAATCTATTTGCTGTTTGAGTATTGGACATAGTATGACTTTCATAACTCGTCTGTCCCGTATCCGCAGACTCGGTAAGTACAGTGACTACATCAGAACTCCCTGCTATCATCGTAGTTACAAGTTTCTTTAGAAACTTCAAATTAGAGGCTCCAAAATCAACCATATTAGATCGCCAAGTACACTTATAATCTGTGCTAGTTTCTTCTCCTGTTGGGCCAATATCGTCTTGGTAATTAGCGTATTTACCTAGTATCCCACACGCGCCGATATAAACAACACCTTGATAGTAAGCAAAACTATCCCACTTAGTGTTTTTAAACTTAGTGATTCTAACTGGTAGAGTTTCGTCTAATGTATGCAAATCAAAAACCCACATCTCATTAAGATTTGTGTTAGGAGACTTTAACCAATACTGCCCGTCCTCTGCGTTCCACACAGATTTCATATTAGGCCAATTAGTTTCGCCCCCAAGAGACGCTAAAAACTCTTTTCGTACTAAAGCGGATACGTCAGTTAACTCTGACGCATTCTCTGAATGTACCGTTTGTCTAAAAGACCTTAATCCAGTAGTCGATAAAAACAGTATGTCCTTACCTACCTTTTGGACAGTATCCCTAGAAACACATCCAACACCTTGTATAATTTTCTCTATTCCTAGATCGTTCGGGCTATCTGGATTATTGTAGACTATAATACTGTTACGCATAAAAGCGATTAAAAACTTATCAAAAGAAGAAATCGCTACTAGGTCATCGTACCCATTAGAGATAGCGCTAAATGTTCCTACCGTATCTATTTCTCCTCCTACTGTAGTATTAACCCCCCAAGAAGAAGGAGTTAATGTGCCACAATAAGAAATAATATTTTTACCTGTTCCGGTAGTAGACTTCTGCGCCCAAAGTCTACCGAAAGCACTGTGTATAATGCCTCCTGTTGGGATCCCACCAGGGAGTGTCACTTTTACAGCGCTGCCCCCTCCCGTCGCCGTGCTCGTAGCTAAATCTGCTGCGTCTACTTTAAAAGTTCCTGTACCTGCTAAAGCATCGAGCACTGGAGCCTCTTTTACTGTTCCCTCTATGTTGATATCATCCGCAATGATACCACCCGTAGCAGTTGCTCCTGAAATAGTAACTACGTCCTGATCATTTATAGTAATATCTGCTAGGCTATAGGTTATAGAGAGTTCGCCAGAAGCTTTTATTCCAGCAGATACGTTTCCTGCTGGGTTTCCTACCGCAGTAATTGCGGTAATAGTTTTAAAATTCTTTACCCCGGTCGCCGTTCCCGCATTAGCCCCAGTAATTGACTCTGTTTGAGCAAGATCGGTAACGCTGGTCCCTGTAACAGTAAATGAGATAGCAGAATCGTCTCCTGCGGAGAGGATGGTAACAAGTCTTCCCCCGTTATTAGTGACAGTACCTTCAGACGATAATGCCCCTCCTATTACAAGCGCCTCATTATTTCCTACTGATGCTGCTACAGATATACCATCCGCATCCCCTACATCTGTGGTTATAGGGTTACTACCTAGCGTAATCTCACCAGTTAGTGGCGCAAAGTCTGCGCCATCCCCCGTACCTTTAACAATGATCGCACCTGTACCAGTATTAGCCCCGTAAATCTTATCGTCGAAGTTAACAAACTGCCAATTTCCGATGGCTAGATCTGCTGTAGCTACTGTACCGCTATCGTCATATACCGTTGATCCAGCTAACGGAGAAGAGTAAATTTTCTTTAACCGCTTTGACGAGTAAACAAGGTACTGTCCCGCGCTGTGATTAAACACAGCCATAGAGTCTATAGTTGGTTCTGATTGAACTTTAACAGAACTACCTCCTCCAGACGTACTCGACGTAGACGTACCCGCAGTAAAATACTTCCAACTATTGCTATCAACGACAGTAATAACAGCTCTAATGTTTAATTGAGCGGCTGTTTGTCCCCCGGTAGCTGTTGCGCCACTTATCGTCACGTAGTCTCCCGTACTACGCCCGTGGCTACTCTCCGTTGCTGTGACCTGTTTTGTATTGCTAGTAACAACAGTTAATGGAGTACTACCAGATAGTGTTACTGTACCCGTACGAGGGCTACTATCCGTTTTTATAGTGGCATCAGCGTGAAGTTTTGTAAGTCCTTTCCGATTACCTAGCCTCCCGGAAACATCGTATACTAGATTATCAGCAGTCTCCGCAAACGTCGGAGTCTCCATGTAAGTCTCTGCTTCAAAGTTTAGGCCGTAACCGCCAGGATTACGGACTACTAATGATTGAACTGTTGTCGCCATAAATCAAAAATCCCCGTGAACTATCCAGTCTCCGCCACCAAGACCAACGTGTCTGTGTTCTTGCTCGTAAGCCATCGCACTTCCTAACGCCTGTTCGTAAGACCGCATAACATCTGAATACTGCTCCCCCTCATCTTCTCCTCGTTCCCGAATAGCTAAAGCTAATGCTCGTAGATAGATTGGGTGATAAGGTGCTAAGAACTCGTCGTCGTCCGCATGTAGATCTTCTTGAGGATTTATCATATTCACTTCTAACTCATACGCAGCGTCGCTTTTAGGGTATATTTTTAAACTTAAAGAATCCCGAATACCTCCAGGCGGACCGACAGAAAAGTATAACGGCTCCCCCGATTCCCCGCTAATAACCCCCTCGTTATGCTTTTTAAGCATCCATTCGTACGGTCTGGCTACTAAATAATTATCTGTTGTGAGATTCCAAACAGATAAAACCTTTGTTCGTGCGCTTGTATACTCTTGAGTATCTCCAGAACGCATATCACCTGATTGACGAGCCGTCATTGTACCGGAGTCGGCAATAGTATGAGTAATTGCACCTGCTGATGTGGCGACGGAAATAGTCTGCTGTAACTTTAGCCAATCATAAGCCTCTTCCACTTCCGTTTTAGCGTCATTAATAAGCCGTACAATAGTATCTACATAAAGTGGAGTTTGAGCTGTCCCTGCTAGACTAGCGTGTGCAGTAATCCCACTTGTGGTAACTGTAGATACAGTTGTCTCTCGTAGCCGAACAAGAATCATGTTCGTCATTCGTAATAATGAAGTAGCTACTTTAGCCATATTTTATTCCCTGAAGAAAGGCGGGGAGAAGCTTCCTCCCCGCCGATCAGTTTACTAAAGGTTCTCGTATGGGATGACCTTTACTCTAAGAGTAAAAGCTGCCAGATCACCAGGGTCGCCTATATCGTTATAGTATTGCCACTCAACTGTATTAGCCGAGAGCACTTGACCATATATTTGCCCCTGTTGTAAATCTGCATCCGCAGATAAGAGAACAAAGTCACCCACCTTCGCACCAGGAACAGTGATAGTAGCGGAGCTTGACCCTTCTTGGGCCAAATCTCCGATATCAACTGAAGCTGTTGCTATGGGCAATCCTGATTGCCTAGACATGGGTTACCTCCTTGGTTTAGGTCGGAACCGCAATTAAAATACCAGCGTCGTTCCTAAGCTCTCCCACACCGTAGATCGTGTCTGCGGTGAAGAGATCGCCCAAGTACTCTTGCTTGTACTGAGTCTGCGACCGGATACCCATTTGTTCAACCAAAGCGATAGCTGATTTATGCCCCAAGAAACACGCCCGCGAACTGTTGTTCGTGGGAGCATTAGTAGAGACAAATACCGGAATGCCGTAAAGATCACCAATTAAGCCGGAACGAATTGTATTCGAACTCCCAGCTTCACCAGCAAACGCCTGTTCCGTAAATCGCGCAACACCCGTGAGATTCTTCTTCTCAACTGGCGGCACAACTAGGACTCGATTGTCCAAAGGAATATTAGCGTCATCTAGCGTTTGGATCGCTTTTCGCAGACCTGCGTCAGCAATAGCTACCCCAGCCTGACTAGAACTAAACAGTGTACTACCGTCAGAACCAATCACAGCCTGATCACCATGATACGCAGCGGCACCATCACCACCCTGTAGGTTGTACGTAGTCGT